GGTACTGACTCCGGCATCCAATGCATTTGGTTTTGCAACACGTAGTAGTCAAACATCCACGGATTGTCAAAAGGTTTGTAGTAATCTCTTGTATCTAATAAACTCATAATTATTCCTAGCCTTCACAGGCAATACATTCAGCATCATCTAGTTTTATACGCTGAACTTTAGTGTTAACATTTTCTACACTACGAGCAGCGTTAGATCGGAAGTAGTATAGAGATTTAAGTTTATGAATACCATACCAGTGTACATCATTGACGTACTGCATGTATTCATCGTGTACTTCCTGTGGCTCTGTAGCCTTTGGAAGTGTAAAGAAAAGATTAACTGATTGTGCTTGACAAATAAACTCTTGTCGTTTGGAAGCATGTTCTATAATCCATATCTGATCTATCTCATTAGCAGTTTTAAATATTTCTTTTTCTTCATCTGTTAATATATCTAGATGTTGAACTGAACCATCGTTACCTGCAATATCTTTCCATAGTGCAGTCAATTCTTCTTTCTTTAATCCTTTATCTTTTAATACTTGTTCTAGGTATTTGTTCTTAACTTGGAAAGAACCTGAGAGAGTCTTGTGCGTATAAACGTTAGCACGATAAGGCTCAATCGAAGGAGATGTCCCACCACAAATAATACTAGAAGAAGCATTAGGAGCAACAGCGAGAAGATGAGCATTCCTCCTGCCACTACCACTGACATCAGGTGCTTCCCCACGTTGGTCAGCCAAGTTTTCAGAAGCTCTGAGTGCCTGTGTTTTAATGTGTTTAAAAGCTTTATAGTTGAAGCCCGTAGCGAAGATACCTTCAAAAGGAATGTTGCGTGATTGGAGATACGAATGGAATCCCATCGCACCAAGACCCAACGACCTTTCTCGATAAGCCGAGTAGGCAGATTTAGTAAAGCCCTTTTTGCCCGGTTTAATATGTTTTTGAAACCTTTTAAAGTTTGCATTGTACTCTCCCAAGTTATCTGTGTCGACAGCGTTATCAATATAATGTTGAAGAACATTGTCAAGCATTGTTATTAAATCTTCAATGAACAGGGGGTTCTCACTCCAATCATCAAAGTATTCTAAGTTGACAGAAGACAAACAGCACACGGCTGTTCTTTCTTCGTTAGTAGGTAAAGTAATCTCAGAACAAAGATTGCTCTGTTTGATTTCTAATCCTAAATCTTTTTGTTCTTTTGGTAAAGCTTCGTTACATCTATCAATGTTAATCATATAAGGCTCACCTGTCTCTGCTCTAGCATTAATGATTTGCCACCATAAATCTCTAGCATTAACAACCTTAACAGCTTCTTTGCTTTTAGGGTCTACCAATCTCCAGTCTGCATCTTCTTCAACAGCTTTCAAAAACTCATTGGTAATGTTAATACCGTTATGAAGATTAAGATTTTTACGATTGATATCACCACCTGATTCTTTACGCATGTTAATGAACTCTTCAATTTCAGGATGAGATATGTCCATGTATGCAGCATAAGAACCACGTCTTGTTGTGCCTTGATTAAAGGCTAACATCTGTGAATCTACGACATGAATGAAAGGAATTGAACCAGTAGAACGACTCCCGTGAGTAGTAGATATCCCGTTACTCCTAACGTCACCCCAATATCCACCAATACCTCCACCCGAAGATGCCAACCATATATTTTCATTATAGTGAGCTGATAAACCATTACGACTATCAGGTACATAATTAAGGAAACAGCTAATAGGAAGCCCACGACTTGTTCCCCCGTTACTAAGTATAGGAGTGCTAAACATGAACCAACAATTGGAACTGTAGTGATAAAGCCTTTGAGCCAATTCAAAATCTGTGTGACCTTTGTATGTTGCTCCGAAGACTGATGCTCGGGCAAACGCTTCTTGGGCATGTGTTTCTTTGACTTCAATTTCACCATCTTTATTACGCTTCTCCCATAAGTATCTGTCTTTGAGTGTATCAAGACTAAACTTATCTAATAGTTTTTCATTACTGTAATTAATTTTTATACCTAAGTATTCTTTGATACCTACTTTATCTTCTATCATTATGTGTTCTCTGTGTCGTGTACATAAAGCATTATTATAGCATAGTGTAATATTTTAAGCAAGTCTTTTCTGTTCTTTCCTTCTTTATTTCCATAGCGTTTTGCATACTTCATAATGTTACCGAGACTAAAACCTTCACCATGTCCTGAATCAATAATAACATCAGTAGCCTGATACTTATCAGATGCATAATGTTGATTATATGTAGCATCAATATATTTTTTTAATTCTTGTAATAATTTATCTTCGTTAAATTTATAATTAATCTGTTTCATTTTTCCATTCCTTTGGTAAAGTCTCTTCACTATACCATGTAAAGTTATTTGTTTCAGCCCATTCAGCATGGGTTCGTTTTGTTCCATCTTTTCTTATCTTTGCTCCCGGCATAGGAGAGAAAGGTTTTTGAAATAAAAATATTAGCTCTGTATTTTTAGGTAATGCTTTTCTAATATGAATATATTTACTATACTCAGCATGGTCCCAAAACCTACCCTTTGCTTCTAACAGTATTGTCTTACCGTTTATTTCTCTAACAAAGTCAGCTTCGTATTTGTGTTCAACAACATATTGTATGACATCCCAATGGTGCTTCCAGTCTTTAAGTATACCTAAGTGAATGTCATACTCCCAAGCACTATCATATCCTTTAGGTACGTTAATCTTTTTAGGTCTAGGTTTTCGAGGTACTCGTCTAGGCATTGATAAACCTGTGGGTTATCTCTTCAACTTTAGGTTCTCTTACTGTGTTGGTAAGATATGTCAGACCTTTAGAGTATTCAAAGACTCTTAAACCTTTACCATCGTTAGCATCTTTGTGACACTCAAACTTATGTGGACAATAAGTACACATACGGTGAAGCTTCATGTTACCTGACGTTCCTTCAGGGACAGGTTCATAACAAAAGTCAGGAGGAGTTGAGTCTTTTATTTGAGACTTAACCTTTTTTATTTTAGCTTCTATATTAGGTTTGTCAAGTTCTTCAGGTCTAAAAAGTGCTAATTCTCCGTTCTCTTTATTAATAGCTAAGAATCCTCCACCTGTTGAGCCTTCTGCTTTTTCATATCCTGCAAGTTGAGCCATGTAACCAAAGCTATCATCGTCTGCAAGAGTACCGTTCTTAAACTTTTGAAAGGCATATCCTGAAGCTGATTTAATATCTACAACTTCACCATCAATCTTACAATCCATGTGACCTAGGATGCCCCCAAGTTTAACTTCTTTTTGTTCGTCAGTTACTTCATGCCCTGCAAGTTCTGTTAAAAACAATACAACCCTTTCAAGGATATGACCATATAAAAACTTAATCATGGTCGGTGCTTTAATTCCTACTTGTTTTCTTTCAGAGTTCATATCAAACCATAGCTGTCTTTCAGGTCTACCAATGTTTGACATTCTAAGTGTGGGTGCTTTATTAGCACGAGGAGTAAGCCAATCTTTTAATGCTTGTTTCATAAACTCAGCAAAGTTATCAAGGTCTTTTTCGCTTACATCAATAGGTTCTCCTCGACCTAGTATTTCTACTTTGTCATAAATATCTTGAACGACTGTATCAAGCTGTTTCTTTTTCATATTCTTCCTCAGTTATGCTATCAATTAAACTAATAGCTTTTGTTATGGATAGCTTAAACCATTCACCGTTCTGATCTGTAGCTTGTTTACTACAAAGCTTATGTGCTTTTGATTCAGCAGCCCTTCGATATTTAAAATCTCTACTATATTCTAATTTATAATCTCTAAGAGGAGACGATGTTTGATATTGATTACATCTATCTTGAGCTTCAACAGCCATACCAATTTTAATCCAGCCTTTCCAAGCAGGATTGGTTATAATATATACTTGACCTTCTTTACTACTAGCATATTGAGACAAAGACTGGAACGCAGCATCTTCAAATGTTTTGTAATGTCCGGGTTTGTATAAAGGATGAGTCTTGCTAATATACTTTCCATTAACAAACATCCGTTCCGTGTTCCGTTTAGTATACTTTTCCAAAGTAGCATAGCATGGGATACAGACTTTTTCTTTTCTTTCTTTTCGTGATGGTTGCCAATTATCATCTGTTAATTCAGCACCACACTCCTTACAATTAATGGGTTTCACTCCAGTCTCCTCCTATTTTATATTCACCGTCTAAAGGACAACGCATATTAAAGTGCTTCCCTGCATCAATAATACTTTGAACTGCAAGTTGTCCTACCTTATTAGCTCTACATTCAGATACTTCTATCTGCCATTCATCATGTATATTAGCTACAAACTTGTATGGAGTTGAGCTAAGCTTTAGTCTATTTGCTAAGATTGCTAAGCCTTTCTTCATAACAATAGCACCACCACCTTGAAGCAAACTATTTAAAGCTGCATGTTCACTACGGATATATATCTTACGACCATCTAATCCTTTAAGGAATCCTCGTCTAGCAGCTTGTTGTACTTTTTCCTTAAGAGTTTTAAGTGAGGGTAGATTGGTGAGAAAACGTTGTTTAAGTTCTCGACCCTGCTTTCTGTTTCCTCCAACCACCGACCCAATCTTTTCGTCTCCTGCCCCGTATACGAGTGCATAGATGAAAGTTTTTGCTGTATCTCTTGATTCAAGTCCTGCAAGATTTTGATTAGTCGTGTGTATGTCTCCGTTGACAACTTCATTTATATATTCCTCATCGTTCATATAGTGTGCTAACATTCTAAGTTCTAAACCTGAAGCATCAACTCCAAGTAAAACATTTCCTTCGTCTACAGTCCAACAGGCTCTACACTCCTTACCAAACGGACTGTATACTGCTGGGACTTGAGCCATGTTAGGATGGCTGTGAGACATACGACCAGTAATAGTTCCATTAGGAATTACTGACCCATGGACTCGACCATCCTCTTCCAACGCATCAAGCCATGACTGTACTTGAGCTATTCTTTTTTGATACAAAAGAAAATCTGCAATAAGTTTAGCTTCATGAATATGAGTAATCTTTTTGAGTGTACCTTCATCTACAATTGGCTGACCAGTTGGAGTAAATCTTTTTGGTTTCCACCCAAAGTCTATTAGATATTCACCTATCTGTTTACGACTACCAAGATTAAACTCTTGTAGCTCTTGTCTCATAAAGGGTTTGTAATCACCACTTGACATAAGCTTTTCATATTCTTCAGTAGTTAATCCTGACTTAGATAACTCACCGTCTTTCTTAAGTTTAGGAGTCACAAGTTTAACATCTACCATTCTAGGTTTGAATGTTCGTTGAACCTCATCAGTCACTTCATACATTTTAGTTTTTAGTTGTGCAAGTAACATCGTTGCCTGTTGTTCATTAAACTTAAATCCGTTTGATTCTTGCTGTGCCATAATATTAGCAACCCGATGTTCAAGATCAATAGATTCTTCACTAAATCCATCACCCTCTTTGAGTAAAGCTAAGTAAACAATTTCATTTAAACGAACATCGTTTGCACAATACTCCATCATTTGTGGTGTGTATTCATTAAAGTCTAAAGGTTGTTCTTGTTTTACAAAGTTAACTCGGTATCCCCAAGTCTTTAAACTGTGTCCGTTCTCACGGATAGGATTAAAAAGTCTTGACATAACTAATGTGTCTTCAATATTTTTATCCATTAAATCAACATCCATTAGCTTTTTAAGAATAGGTAGATCATAACTTAAAATATTATGACCTATCAAAGTCTCAGCACTTTTTAAAAGTTCAACACCTTCCTTTAGTTTATGGGGTGGGAACTTATATATTGGACCATTAACTTCTTTAGCTACAATGCAATGTATCTTAGTTGGTTTTAATCCATCACATTCTATATCAAAGACAAGTTTAGAAATCTTCGTTGTCAAATGTTTCCTCCTCGGTGACTTCAAAGAGCCTACCGGTTTCATTGTTATATCTTAAACTACAAGCTAAGCCTGTGTCTCCTGTGTATCTTGATTTAAGAACTCTTACTCTTGTTGTGTTGGCTTCGTCTTGATTGGTAGCCTGTTGATTTCTTTCCAATGCAATCACACAATCAGATAACTGAGCTATTCCTTGAGAACCTTTTAAATGTGACAGAGATACTTCAACACCTTGCTCATGTCCTTTATCACCTGAAGCTCTACGTAAATGAGAAACAAGAATTAAACCTACCCCTGTCTCTTCAACAAGGCTACGCAATCTTTGCATCAGCATATCAATACCTCGTCTTTCATCGCCTTCAGATAAAACATTTACAAGCATGTGTAAGTGATCAACAACAACCCATTTACATTCACATCCTACAATGATGTATCGTAGCTTGGAAAATATTTCTTCAATATCAGTAGCACCAAGATGAGCATGAATAAACACACGACCTTCAGGTATTACCTTTTCAAATAGATTGGTAAGTTGTTCTTCACTGTATTGATCTCTTCGTTCATTTAAATATATCCTATCGTTAGCTTCGATAGAAATAATTCCATCAGCAGTTCTAACCCAGTTCTCTTCAAGAGCTACAATGCCTACGTTGTCTTCTGTGTTTTTGATTAACCAGTGTTCTAACTCACGAGTAACACTAGACTTACCAAGTCCTGTGCCACCTGTAAGAGTTACAAGCTCACCTTTTCTAAGTCCATATAACTTTTTGTTAAGACCTTCCCAAGGATAAGCTATGCTTTCTTTAACTTCACGATGAAGCCAATCGTTCTTTTGAGCAGACAGTTCAAGAATACCTGACGGTGTATAAGTTTTAGCTTCCCACCATGCAGACATAAACTCTTGAAACTTTTTATGTCTCAACATATCGTTAGCATCTTTGTACCCGTTAGGGAATGTCATGATCTTAGCTTTGCCGGGCTTTAATATTCTAGCCACGTCTCGTGCAGCTTCACGACCTGCCTTGTCATTATCAAAACATAATACAACATTATCAAATGATTCAACAAACTCAATGCTTTCTCGTACATCTTTGACAGCACCTGAAGCACCACGTTTTAAAGATACACATGCCCACTTGGACTGCATGAGTTCATAACAAGCCATTGCATCACATTCACCTTCAGTAATTGTAAGATACTTACCACCTGTATTTCTGAACAACTGCTCACCAAACAATCCTGTGCCTTCATAAGTACCTGCAAACGAAAAGTTTTTATTATCTACAAATCTAGTTTTAGTTCCAACGATTTCATTGCCATTAAAGAATGGATATATATGCTGACTGACTTGGTTGGTTGGACTAATAACTCTTCGTACTCCATACTTTTTAGCTGTTTCTTCTGAGATATCTCTATCTGTTAAAGCACCATAACTTCCAGTATAGGTATTAAGAAATGTATTTGTTGGTTTCTTTTCTACTTCCACAATATTACCTTTACATGCATCAGGATAGTTTGCAAAATGTGTTGAACAACTAAAGCAGTGAGCTGACTTATCTTCATTCATAGATACAGGGTCAGAACCACCACACTTAGGACAAGGTAGTTTGTGTCTAACAAATTTACTTTTTTCTAATTGCATTCTATCTCCAATTAAAGTGGCTAGGCTTTTACACCTAGCCTGTTAGTTAAGAATCTTCTGAAGTTTCTTCAGTTGATTCACCTTCAACTTTAGCTTCTTCGCATTCATTGAGCAACTGTTCTAAGTTAGCTCGATGAGTTCTTGAAGCAAAGTCAAGAGCTTCAATAGTGACTTGTAAGTTACCTACTTTTTGTACAATAACTGTAGCTTCCTGCTTCTTTTGTTCGTCACTAATCAAGTTGATGTCAAAGTTAGTTGTAACTCCATCATCATTTTTAATAGTAATGATCATTAGAATTCCTCCCCGTCAGAAAAGAACTCATCACCATCACCATTCTTGTAAGGCACAAGGTCAACGATCTGAACGGCTTGTAAGTCCAATCCTATATAAGGACCATACTTACCCTCACCGGTATATTCATTGAACTGAACTCTGACCTTAGAGCCATTACCCACAGCAGTTGTAACTTCTTGCTTATCAGAATCAAGCAGTCTTGGTGCAGGTCGAATCATTCCATTCGGACCATTTACCTTACGCTTAATTACAATAGCAGGACCTTCATCATGCTGTTTTACTTTATGTCCACGACTTGCAAAGTCATTTGCTGTCGCTTCATCGACAACTAAATCAAGCGTATATACAGGCTCGAACTTAGTGTTCGGCGTTGTGATACTTGCCCATTTAGCAGTTCCTTCTAGTATTGCCATATTTACCTCCTATGGTTAGTTATTTAGAAGTCGGTTAAAAACTGGGAGAGTTTTTGAGCAAACTACTCTCGGAGTTCCAATGTGTATTGAGCCAACTATGCTTTGGAGATAGAGGGCTTGGAAGTGTTGACTGCTCATAAAGATGCCCATTATACACCTATTCTTTTCCAATGTCAAGAAGTATTTCTTCCATTGTTATAACAGGATTTTCAAAAAGAGTAACCAAAAACTGTTCTCCATCTTTTTGTATTTCATATGCAGCTTTACCTTCATAGAATTCTTTGTAATGTTCAGATACATAAGCTTCAAATTTTCTAAGATCGTCTTTGTCAAAGATAGCTGTCTCTCCTTCAGCCATCATCCTTTCGTATATGTAGTTCATGCAACCTCCTGTGTTGTCCACCAAGTAGGCTTAGTTCGATTGCGTTCCCATTTGGCATAGTGTTTTTCGTTAATGCAGTAATTACGATAAGCAATGATAGCATCCTCATTCTTATACTCCTCAGGCATAGCCTGTGCTAGTGGTGTCATGCTTGTATGTGTAATGTTGTCAGGCATCTTACTCAATGGTTCTTCTAGCTTGACAACACTTGCATGTTTCCTACCATACCTATACTCATACTCAAGTCCTAGTGCAAGGAAGTGTCGATACAACCATGAGTAGTTAGAGCTAGATTCCCTAGCCCATATAGTGCATGGATGATTCATGTATGCTTGTTTGTATAGTCCATTAGCATCTGCATACTCATCACCATCTAACAACCTGTGTGCTGTGCATAACATCTGTGCTGTTTCCAATGGCATCTTGACTAACATCTTATCAGGCTGTGCTTCTGCTGATATGGTAGGACATTCATCAAAATAAAATATGTTCATTTACCTTATCCTCTTTTAATATATCTATAACTACCAGCATCCCATTTAGCATCTAATAGTTTAACCAAATCATATTGTAAACTATCTAAATTGTGAACATCAGACAACCATAAATCATTGGTTTCGTGTAAAGTATTTAACATGCTTCTAAGTTTGTTAATGTATTTGAACAGATCATCATACTCGCTTGTAGTCAATTCAATAGTTACTTTATTTTTTAATATTTTAGTTTTCATTTACCTTGCCCTCTATATTTTTTTAAGTTGGCTTTCTTATTTTTATTCATAGTAGAGGTGCCAACATTACCTCTACCTTGACTTGTCTTCTTACCACCTTGTTTGGTAGCTGAAGTGTGTGTACTTTTATTCCATGTCTTTGCCATACCTATTTTCCTCTACTGTTGCTTTGCGTTTATCTCTGTACTCTGTAATCCTTCGACCATCTGCATAGTCTGTGATTTGTTTATACCATAACCCATCTTTGTACCTTGTGTCAATAGCTACAACTTGTTTAGCTTGTTTTTCTAATTCAAGTATCTCTCGTTGCTGTTCAACAGCTTTACTATATTCAGTCATTTTGTTCCCTCGATTTTTTTAATTCCATTAATTCATCCCACTTATAAAACTTCTTAGTCTCTGCATCCCAAAAGTTTCCACGATGTGCTTGTGGTGGGACATAAGGTTCTATTTTATCCTTGTCAACCAAGTACATATACAACCCTGTCATTGCAATAAGTAAAACACCTGCTATTACTATCAGTATTATTTCCATGTTATTTTGTATCCTTTAATAAATCTTGAATTAATTTTTCATCGTTAATAATTTCTCTCATTTCTCTTAAGTATTTTAAGTTTGAATTTGTTACATTCCAAGATTCTTTATCTTTGCTTCGTACAATTGTATATATCTTACTAATTCCTTGAAAAGAAAGCATACTATCAAGTGCTTGATAAACTGTAGTAGCATAAGTTTTTAGTTGTTGTTTCTCACCATCATTTAAAACATCAATAATATATTCATCCATTTTTATTTTCCTCTATGTTTTGTAAGTCTTGATATGTTTTAATTTGTGGATATTTTTTTAACATTTTTAAAACCCACCCATCAGACATATAAGATAATAATCTCTGACCACCTGCATTAATAGTTTTTTCATCAGGCAATAGATCATCTACATTATCGACAGTGATTACCTTACCTTGATCTTCAGGCAATATAGATTGAAGCCATTCAACCTGTAAAGGTTTGATAAGCTTACGAAGTTTTTTTATTTGTTTACTGTTCATTGCCAAGCCTTAAACTCCATGTATGGTTCTTCTCTGTGTCCTTCGGGTAAAAACTCTACCCTGTCAACAACTTCTTGTAAGTCATATGTTGTTGCAGTTGTTTCGCCTTCATCATCATGACCCATAATCAATCCTTTACCTGCAAAGTTTCTACCCGACCAACTAAAGTATCTTTGATTACCTTCAACCAATAGTCCTTCATCATCTACATACAAATCATCTGCATCAGATAGGCTTACTACATCAAAGGTTCTACATTCTATTAGGTCATAGATTTCTCTATAGTCCCCACCATATACTGCTTCTTTAACTGTCTCGTCAAATGGATTTATTAAAATTACTCGCACTTTTTATCTCCTTAAATTTAACTCCAAGCAGTTTGTGTATCCTGTCCTCAAACAAGCTGACTTGATCTATCACTGCTTCTTGTTCTTTTGTTGTCATGGTTTCCCAATCATCTATAAAGTCTAATGGATTATGTTTCAACCCATCAAACACCTTCATCAAATAATCTGATATGGTGTGTTTAGCTTTTACCTTTGCTGACACCTTAATCTTTTTGTATTGTATCATAAAAAGTTTCCTTAGTCAATAGACACATACTTAAAAGGTTTAACAGACTCCATGTTTTCTAAAAAGAATTGTCTGTAATCCCCGTCATTATTAATGCAACCACCTACTAATATCTCATCATCATCATTGTATTTAATATCTGATACAGTCAAGAGAATTCTTTGTTCATACTCACCTGTTTCAATCTTATGATATTTAAACATCAAACCATAGCCATTAAAGAATGCTTTTGATATTGCTTTTTCTACTATTACAGCAGCTTTTTTATAGTCATAGTCTTCCTTCATATTGCCCTCGCATTTATTAAATCAATTACAAAGCCTGAAGTATCTTTCTTGGCTTCACCTTTCTCAATCAGTCCGACCACCACTTGAGTTTCATCTAAGAATCTCATGTCATGTTTGTCCCCATCAATTACTTTCAAACCTTTAAACATTTTAGGTAGAGCATCACGAAAGACTACTGCTATGTTGTTCGATACCTTGTCGAACAGAGTAGCATACTTATCATTGGCTTCGGAATAAGACC